CAAAGATTAACCCTGCCTTTATGGACTCGGCCGATGCTACCACGGGTAAGAAAGCCGAAGATGATTCAGGGGTAACGCTGAAGCTCACCACGAACTCCAAGCTGTACAAGTATGCAGGGAGCATAGCAGAGGGGTAGTGGTTAGTGATTAGTGGTTAGTGGTTAGTAGTAAAAAGAGACTTATGGCTAATGATCAAAAAGTAAATAAGAAAGTGGCGGGAGCTTCCCCCTCCAAAGCGGAGGGGGAGGTGAAGCGCCTAAAGCCGAATTTGGCGGAGTGCTTCGAGGTGCTGCTGCCTGGAGGGCGCGTGTATTACACAGGGGAGAAGGAAATACAGGCGGGCTTGCAGATCGTAGACCTCTCGCGGGTGCCTTACAACGCCCTAGTGCTATACCTTACAGGGTTTAAATACTTGGGGCTGAAAGAGGGGGCTGTAGAACTCTTCTCGGAGCTGGGCGCGGCAACCCTTGAGAAGCTCATCGCCCAAAAGCGAGAGCAGTACCCTAAGGATGTGCCGTACCTAGAGCGGGCGCTTCAAAGGAAACGACAAGTGACTAATGACTAATGACTAACCACTAACCACTGAGATATGGATTATAGAGCGCAATATAGGCAATTGGTTGGAGATTTGGAACGCCTTGGGGGAGACCTTCGAGGCGTTCCTCGTTACTATTCGCTAGAAGCAGAAGCAAAAGTAAGGCGGCTAATCAAAGAACGACAAGGCGGGGGCGGGGAGCCCCCGCGGGCGAATAGGGAGTCCCCGCGGACGAAAGATAAGGGCGAATTGCCATTCGCCCCTACAGTTGGCGGGGAGCAGGGGAAAAGGGAGGATTTGATTGCGGATTATCCTGTGGCGCTGCATGGGGTGTATAGGGCCAAGCGGGAGGCGTGGCTTCTTGCTTGTTCGCTGAAACTTACACTGAATGCCATACCTATGGAAGAGGAGGGCAAAGCGCGGGAGCTACAGCGGCAGCTCTGGCAGCTCTTCTCAGCTATGGACAACTACGATGTGGTGCTGCAATATTGGCGTGATCATAAGAAGATCCTTGAACCACAAAAGGAGGATTACAGCCGCCTTACCCCCGTGGAGCTGGTACAGCGCCGTAATACGCTACGGAGTAATATTGTCTCTCGTGAAAAGAGCCTTGCCAAGTGGGAGGAACAAGCGAGGAGTGAAGAACTAAGAGTGAAGAGTGAAGGAGGAAAGAGCGGGAGGAGCTTATGGGTGCTTCAGGAGAAGATTGCTAGGAAGCGGGAAGAGGTGGAACAAATGAAACTACAAGTGAAGGAGGTGGAGAAGTTGTTAGTTGTTAGTTGTTAGTAATTAGTGGTTAGGGGTTAGCAACTAAATTTTTCAAAAGTTGTCCTTTGGCAGTGTGGGAGGGTGCAGTACCTTTGCTTATTATTAACAGCAAATTGCCAAATATGGAAATCGAAAACACTAGTACTGAGCTTGCCTTGTGTGCAGAGGTGCTCATAGGAAAGAATGTGGATAAAGCCAAGACGAACGAGAAGGGGAACGGTTACCCGCTGATCGTAGGGGCTTCGGATATACAGAAAGGGCGTATCGCCTGTAAGCGGTATGTGGAGGCAGAAAAAGTAAAAAACCCTGTATTTGCCCAAAGGGGCGATATAATCCTCAGTGTAGTGGGTACTCTGGGTAAGATAGGGGTGATGACCATAGAGAAAGCGGTCTTATCCGCTCATGTGGTGGCGATTCGCCCGAAAGAGGGGGTTAGTATGCCTTACCTTGCGGGGATCTTGGGGCGTATGGTATTGGACATTCCTATTCCTGATGAGTTTGCCACAGGCTTTTCCAAGAAATTGGATATAGAAGCCCTCAAGCGGCTACGCTTCACCTTGCCGAACCTTATCGTACAGGAATACCTACTGGCGCAAATGGCTTCTATTTGTTCGCTAACGATGGCTTTATACGCTGACAAAGAGGCTTTGCAGGATACGGATAAGCTCATAGACTACCTAGCGGAGCAGCATTCCAACACCCGAGAGCGTTATCGTGAGCTTATAGGCTCGCTGGGACAACTGGTTTCGGAGATTTCCAAATGGAAATCGGACGAAATGACGGACTACTTAAAAGAACACTTTTCAGGAATTTTAGATCGTGTAAAAAAGATATAATGAAAATAGACAAAGAGATTATAAGCCTATTGGCCAAGTGCCAAGTAGAAGGGAATCACCTAAGGATCACCGAGCAGCTGGATCGCAAGACGTATGCCCAGCTGAACAAAGTACTTACAGCCCTTGGTGGGAAGTGGAAAGCAGCGAAGAAAGTGCATGAGTTTGCCGAGGACGTGGAGGCGCTTCTGGAAGAGGTGATCACCACGGGGGAATATAGCTGTATCAAGAAAGATTTTCAGTTCTTCCCCACGCCGCCCGACTTGGCAGCTGAGGTGGTAGCCATGGCAGGCATTCGCCCTGGTGAGCATTGCTTAGAACCCAGCGCAGGTACGGGTAACATAGCGGCGCTTATGCCTGATTGTGACTGTATCGAGCTGAACGAGAAGAACCGCAAGACTCTTCAGGAGAAAGGGCTCAGGATCGTAGCGGAGGACTTTATGTCCTTCGAACCTCAGAAGGAGTATGATGTAATCGTGATGAATCCACCCTTTAGCAAGGGGCAGGACGTAGCCCATATCACCAAAGCCATAGGCATGGCCAAGCGCTGTGTGATAGCTATATCCTCTGCCTCGGTGTTATTTAGAACGGACAGCCGTACTCAGGCATTTAGGGAGCTGGTGGCACAATATGGGGGTAGTATAGAGGAGCTGCCCGCGGAGAGCTTTAAAGAAAGTGGTACCATGGTCAATACAGCACTGATAAAGGTGTTTAAGTAGTAGGCAGCAGGCAGAAGACAGAGGACAGAAGGCAGTGGTTAGTTGTTAGTGAACAGAAGACAGTGTCTAATCACTGACAACTAACCACTAATCACTAACTACTAACCACTAATAACTAACAACTGTAAAAAAATGGCAAAGAGAGTAACGACGGATTTGGTCATCACGATCAACGGGAAGCAGATAGAAGAAAGCTTCTATGGGATTTCCGCAGAGGTGAAGAAATTAGAGCAGGATCTTAAGAAACTTACCCCTGGGACGGAAGCCTTCAAGAAGAAAGCGGAGGAGCTGAAGGAGGCTAAGGCACAGTTTGAACGGATCAAAGCAGAAGTACAGCAGGCTACGGCGGCGCTTGATCAGGTGACGGGGAGTGCAGGACGTGCAGGCTCCGCCCTTGAGGAAGCGGGTCGCAAGAGCGCGGGCTTTTGGGAGATTGTAAAAGGAGTGGTTACGGGGAACCTCCTTACGGGCTTTTTTGGGCAGCTTACAGGCATGGCCAAGGATTCGGTGGGGGAGCTGTTGGAAATCTCCGATGCGATGACGGGAGTGGAGAAGACTTCGGGGCTTGCCGCTGAGAAGGTAAGGGAGCTGTGGAATGACTTTGACGCACTGGACACGCGTACGGGAAAGAAAGAACTGCTTGACATCGCCCAAATAGGAGGGCGCTTGGGGATTACGGACAAGGAGCAGCTGCGGGAGTTTACCGAGGAGATAGATAAGATCTACGTTGCCCTTGGGGATTCGTTCCAGGGAGGATTGGAAGCGGTAACCACTAAGGTAGGTAAGCTCAAGAACCTATTTGAAGAAACCAAGCAGCAGAACTACGGGGAGGCGCTCAATGCGATAGGCTCGGCGCTGAACGAGCTGGGCGCCAATGGTACGGCCAGTGAGGAGAATATCTCGGATTTTGCCACGCGTATAGGTCAATTGCCAGGGGCGCTGAAGCCGACGATTTCGCAGACCTTGGGGTTAGGGGCGGCCTTTGAGGAGTCGGGGATAGATGCAGAAATTGCCGCCAGCGGGTACTCGCGGTTTATGAGCGTGGCGGGTACGAATGTGGAAGCCTTTGCCAAGCAAATGCGTATGTCGGCCGAGGAAGCCAAGGCGCTGTTTGAGACCAAGCCAGAGGAGTTTTTCTTGAAATTTGCCCAAAGCATGAAAGGCTTAGGTGCGGAAGGTACGGCGGAGGTGCTCAAGGGGTTGAAGCTGAACACGCTGGAGGTGCAGAAAGCCATAGGAGCGGCGGGGGACAATGCCGATCGCTTTCGGGATCTGATGAGCTTGGCAGGGGAGGCTATGGAAGAGGGTACCTCCATACAAGAGGAGTTCAACAAGGTCAATAATAACACGGCGGCTATATGGGAGAAGATCAAGAAGGTATGGAAGGAGACTTTTACCAGCGACCTCGTACAAGGGTTTTTCTCCTATATCGTCCAAGCGCTGGGCTGGCTTACAGGAGTTACGAGTGAGGCAGGCGATGGGGTGAAGGTGTTTCGTGAGCGGATTGCCTTTTTGCTAAAGACCATAGTGGTCTGTACTGTGGCTGTGGTGAGCTATAAGGCAGCGGTGAGCCTTGCCGCAGTGGCCACTAAAGAAGCGTGGCAGCAGTCGCTGCTGTATAATGCAGCGCTGAAGGTCAAGACGGCGCTAATGCAGGCGGGCAGAGCTGCGGCGCTGCTGTTTTCGGCAGTTATACGAGCTCTTTCTTTGAACTTTAAAAAGGCAGGAGAATCCATGCAGGCCTTTAATGCTATTACGAAAGCTAATCCTTGGTTATTGCTTGGGTCAGCGATTGTGACAGTGTTTACATATCTGGCGTTGTTCAATAAAGAGCAGAAGGAAGCCAATAGGCAGGCAAAGCTATTTAAGGAAATCCAAGCGGAGGTCTCCAGAGCGGTGGAGGATGAAAAGAGGAGCATTAGTACCCTTGTGGGGATTATCAATGATGAGACCAAGAGCAGGCGGGAGCGGGAGATCGCCATGAAGAAGCTGCAAGAGATCGCTCCAGAGTACTTTAAGACCTTGGATATAGACAAGCTCAAGACAGACGAAGGGCGTAGGGCAATAGACCAATACATAGCTTCACTGAAAACCAAACGAGAGCTGGAGCGTATTCAGTCCAAAATCAAAGAGAAGGAGGACAGCTTCGACGAGGCAAAGAAGAAGCATGTCAAAGAATACAAATCCAAGTGGAATCCTGTTACTTGGGGCAGCAATCTGGACGACTACGCAGATACTTATGAGGAAGAGCTTTCCAAGCAGATGAAACCTTACATGGATAGGTATGCCAAGAAGCAGATTTCGGAAGAAGAATTGAAAAGTATCTATACACAAAATGAGCGCTACCTAAAGGCTTTCTACAAAGACAAGACGGAGAAACTTAAGGAGCTGAAAGACGATATTACAGCCCTTGAAAAGGCAGAAAAGGAGCTTGTAGAAGCGCAAATCAAGCAGGATGCGCAAACAGCAGCCCCTACTACCATAGGAGGCAGTGGTACAGACAGTACAGGAGAGGGCAAGGGCAAAAAAGAAAAGGCGAAGGACTATTCCAAGGAGTACGAAGCGGCTAAGCGGGCGCGGCTGGAGGCGGAGCAGGCGCTGCAAAAAGAGATAGCCCAAGGGTTGGAAGAGAGCCTAGATAAGCAGCTGGCCACTACGGAGCAGAAATACAACGAGAAGAAGTTCAAGCTGCAACAAGAAAACGCTACGCTGGAGCAGGAGATAGGCACGCTTGCGGCGGAAAAGAGCAACGATCCCAATCGGGAGAAAGCCATAGCCGAAAAGCGTAAGCTGATGGAGCTCAACAAACAAATAGAGGTAGCCTATGAACAGCAGAAAGAGCAGGAGCTGCTGCAAGTCAGGGAGAAATACCACGCCAAGGAAGCCGAGCGCAGGGTCAAGGAACGCAGCCGTGAAATAGAAGCCCTGCGCCGCCAGAAATCCGAGGAGATCATAGAGATACAAAGCCTAGCGGACGCCAAGGCACAACTAAAAGGCCAACTCTCGGAGCGGGAGCTGGCACAGATTAAGACCCTTGAGCAGGCTAAGAAAGCCCTTAGGGTGCAGGCGGAAAAGGAGTTACTGGAGGAGAGCCTTAAGAACTTTGAAGAGCAGAAACAAATCCTTATGGGTTACCTCTCTACCCTTACAGGGGAGGCTAAGGAGAAGCTCGTGGAGGACATTACTCAGATAGAGGATAAGATGCTCCAAGCGCGGGAGAAGTTGGACGATATTAAGAACAACAAAGACGCCAAAGAGGAGAAGGCAGCAGGACAGGAGCTGGAAAAGGTGGATGTGTTGGGCTTTACGGCTAAGGACTGGGAGGATACGTTCTCCCACTTGGACGAGATGAGTAACCGCTTTAAGGCTGTGGATATGGTAGTGGGGGCGATGAGTAATGCCTTTAGCCAGTTTGCCCAATTGCAGCAAAACCTGAACCAAAAGGAGCTGGCCACTTATACCAAGAACCAAGAGCAGCAGAAGCAGGCGCTGCTGACAAGGCTCAACCAAGGGTATATCTCTCAGGCGCAGTATCAGAAGGAGCTTGCTAAGCTAGAAGAGGAGGCACAGGCGAAGAAGAAGGAGCTTGCCGTGAAGCAATTCCAAGCGCAAAAAGCGATGAATATGATGAGTATCGTGGCTAATACGGCTACAGGGATCATGCGGGCGTATTCGGATGCAGGGCCTATTGCGGGGAGCGTATTTGCCGCAATTGTAGGTGCCATGGGGGCAGTGCAATTGGGTATCGTAGCGGCGCAGCAGCCGCCGAGCTATGCCAGGGGAGGTTATACCAAGGGCTTGGGCTTTAAGGACGAGAGCGGCCAAGAGGTGGCGGGGATTGTCCATGGCGATGAGTATGTGGTACCCCAGTGGCTGAAGAAAGACCCCGAAGTGGCGCAAGTAGTGGAGTGGCTGGAAGCCAAGCGCTTGGGTCAGTCGCCCAAGGGATATGAAGCAGGCGGGGAGGTGGTGGCCAACTCGCAGCAAGAGCCACAAGCGCGCAGCTCACAGCATGAGCTACCAGCGCACGAGAGCAATCTTACGGAGGTGCTGGGCAAGCTCAATAGTACCGTGGAGAAGCTGCAAGAGGAGGGCATAGAGGCGTATATCGTAGCCGATGCCAAAGCAGGAAAAGAGTTTAGGCGCGCCATAAAGGATTTTGAGACACTACGAGATAAGAGCAAGCGGTAGGGGTTATCCCCCTAGCCCCCGAAGGGGGGACGAGTGGTTAGTGGTTAGTTGTTAGTTATTAGAAGTATGGAAGACTATAAAGAGGAGATTCGGGGGCTGATAGGGAGGTATTACAGCCCTTGTGCCACGACAGAGAGCTGGGTGTGTACCTATAAGAGTACCCTTGAGCTACTGGCTATGGTGGTGGGGGTGATCCCTACTACCCCCATAAACGAACACGATATATACGAGGTGATGAAAGAAATGGGATATACCATAGAACTGGTGGCACAGGAAGCAGGTGAGGCGTTCTTGTGGAGGATGTATCAGGTTAGTGGTTAGTGGTTAGTTGTCAGTGGTTAGTTATTAGGGGTTTAAAAAAAGTCCTTTCTGAAGTGGAAGGGGCTTTTTATTTTTGCGATAGAAGGAAAAACAAAAAAAGTAAAATCATTTATGGGAAAAATTTTTGTGACCATGTGGATCCTCTTTGGGATATACATATTGGTTTTGGTGATGATTATGGCAGACTTGTGGAGTGGTTTGCGCAAGGCGAAGAGCATGGGGGAGGTACGTACCTCGTATGGGTATAAGCGTACCGTGAGTAAGGTAGCCCAGTACTACAATGTACTGATAGCGCTTACCGTAGTGGATAGCATGCAGATGAGTGCTGTGTGGTACTTTGAGCAATATTACGGTAATCAGCTGTGGTTCTTTCCCTTTATGACCCTTGGAGGTGCCTTTTTGCTCTGCTTGATAGAGATTAAGAGCATCTATGAAAAGGCGGAAGACAAGGTAAGGCTGGACAAGGCGGGGCAGGTGATGGGGAAAATCATTATCAATCGGGAGAATGTGGAGGAGATAGCCGCCTCGATAAAGGAGTACCTTAATGATAAAGACGACAAACAACTAAAAAACGAATAAACTATGCCAACACCGAGATACAAGATACGCCCTGACACGGGCGATTTGCAGGAGTACCTATTCGAATACAATGGGATCCTAGCCCTAAAGAACTTCGTGGCGCGAGTGGATGGGGAACGCCTGATCCTACACAGCGCGGCGGATATGAACTTTTCCATACTGGACGCGCTGGTGAGTGAGGTAGAGATAGACGGGCGGGTATATGACAATGCAGAGGCAGCGCAGGAGGCGCTCATGCGATTGACCTTCAACACTAATAGGCCTGTGCTGATGACCCAACAAGAGCGGGAGCTGCTGCAAGGGGCGCTCCAGCGGGGCACGTATGTAGGTACGGCGGCGGATCTTAAGGCGCTGATCGATGGGAAGGTGGATAAAGTACCAGGGAAGATACTATCCACTAATGACTTCACGAATGAGTTACGTGCCAAATTAGAGGGATTGCGGAATGTGGATATATCAGGACTATTACCCAAGGGAGGTTATACAGGGACAGCTCAGAACCTGAAGGAGTTGATAGATAATATCATGCGAATCCTGCAAAGTCCTGATACAGAGCTGGACGAACTGCGGGAGATAGTCGCCTATATCAAGCAGAACAAACGTACCTTGGACACTTTGGGTATATCCAATATAGCAGGTTTGCAGGATGTACTCAATGGGAAAGCAGCTACAAACCATAACCACGATGATAGATACTCACGATTGAGTCATACCCACTCGGAATACGCCCTACGTACGCACAGACACAACTGGGATGATATAGATAGGAAGCCTTCTTTAGATTTTATTCCTACCTCTTGGAATAAGAGGAATAATAAAGAAGTCATAAGGACACAAGTAGATGAATGGCTAAGGATTAATGATTTAAATAGCCATGCTAACGGTGTGTATTTTTATACATCTATCTTAAGAACAGATAATCAAGTACAAATAGGGGAAGGTGGAGCAGAAGCGGTACTATCTAATCTTGGGCTTACTTTAAAGAAAAAACTTAGAATTAATGCATGGTCTGGAGGAGATGGTGCTGACATTAAGTGTAAGGGTAAAATGCAAATTGGCTCTGTTAGTGGTATTATAGAGTTTAGAAAGATATTAGATAATCTAGTAGATTGGAATGGAAATTCAACTATTATACTAGATATAACAGATGGTAAAATCACTTCTAAAATATTGGATACAAATAGAATAATTTTTGGTAGTGAAAACAATATTATCAGTGCTTGGTCAGGTGGATTTGATTTAGCTACTCGCCAAAACTTATTAAATTTGGGAGCACTTAATGTCATTAAATTTAGAAAGATAGATGATACTGGTTGGAAGAATGATTTAATTGAAATGAATGTCAATGATGGTACATTAAGAGTTAATGGTATTAAATCGAATGCGAACGTTTCAGGAGAATATCTATTTACAACAAATGGCTCAACAATGCATTTACCTTCATTTATTGGAACATGTGGACAAATTTCAGGAGTTTGGAATATAACCACGTCTTGGTATGGAAGACAAATAAATATCGTGGGTGTTTCAACAGTTAATCTTTCATCTATGTCACAAAATCAATCAATAGCTTTTCGTAAGTGTTTTGCAGGTGGAGCGGTTACCTTCAATACTACTGGGAAGCAAGTAGTATATACAGGAGATAACACCTTCAATGGGGGTGATGGAAGTACCGCTGTGGTGAGTACGGCTGGTGGAAATAAGATGTACATTGATATTAGGAATGTATGATCCCCCTAGCCCCCGAAGGGGGAACAAATGATAAGTGACTAATGACAAATTACTAATAAGATGAATGCGATACAATATTTTGATTGGGGAGGGAATACTATGCCTCTTTTTATGTCTTTTAGATTCAAAGATTATTTTTCAATCCCTAAAACAAATCTTATTCCTACTTTTTATAATAGTAGCAGAAAATTTAATAGTGCTATTGAATATATAACAGAGAATCAGATAGGAAGTGAGTATTCTTATTTTTACTCTAAAAGAACTTCCTTTGTACAAGAAGGTAATGATTATATTGTTAAGATATTCTATGATGGAAGATTACAAGGTGATTTTAATAAGAAAATAAAAACATTAGTAATAGGTAGAGCATCAGATCTTAATTCTCCTAATATAGGATTTTCTATAGAATGTTATGGAAATATGATTCTTAACGGAAGAAAAATAAGGAAGGGAAATAACGGAATGCAACATAATTTTAATTTTATGTATTCATTGTATGATATAAGAATAGCAAAAAATGATGATTATATCAGATATGAAGATAATAATCAGCTAATTACTATTGCAGATATGATAGGTAAGGAAATTATTTTTGAAAAAACAGGTATTAGATAAAATTATGACACCAAAAGAATTTATCAAAAAACACTTACCCTATGCGCTGGAGACGGAGCGTAAGACGGGTATATCGGCGCTATTTATACTGGCTCAATCGGCCTTGGAGACAGGTTGGGGTCAGCATGCGCCAGGGAATATGATGTTTGGCGTGAAAGCCTCTGTCTCCACGCCGCCTGAAAAGCGGCAACTGGTGCAAACGACGGAGATCCTCTCCACGGATAAGGCTAAGTTTCCCGTTATTATCAGTATAGAAAAGCGCCCTGATGGCAAGTATAAGTACACGGTTAAGGACTGGTTCCGCAAGTATGACAGCCCAGAGGAGAGTTTTACAGACCATGCTAACTTCTTTTTTAGTAATAAGCGCTACGCCAAAGCGTTGGAGGTCAAAGCCGACCCGTACAAGTTTGCCGAGGAAGTTGCCAAGGCGGGGTATGCTACGGAGCCGACGTATGCGGAGCGACTCAAGGGAGTGATTAGGAAGGTGGAGGAATTAGGGGTTAGTGATTAGTGGTTAGTGATTAGAGAAAATAGTGATGAGAAAGATAATATATATACTCTTAGCTCTTCTCCTATTAGGAGGTTGCAGGAGCAAGAAAGTAAAAAGTGAAGTGCGGAAAGAGACCAGTGAAGCCGTAGGGGTGAGGGTTACAGATAGTATAACCCAAGCGCAGCAGCGGGGGGAAGTACATACTTTTGACCTACGGCAAGCACACAGCTATGAGCTGACCCTAGAAGGGGATAGCTTAGAAGTGAAAAGTGAAAAACGAATAGTGAAGAACGACAAAGGGGATACTGCTTTTGAGGAGGTGCTAAAGGTCAAGGGTGGGAAAGCCGTTATCAAGATGAAGCAGGAAGCACGCCAAGAGGCACACGCGGTGGAGAGCGTGGAGGCACATCAGCAAATGAAGCAGGTAAGGGAAGCGCGGGAAGAGCGGCAAGCGACTGAGATCATACAGAGAGAAGAGCAGCGGGCTGGGCGGGGCTTGGTGTGGTGGATAAGCGGGCTGGCATTGGTCGTGGCGTTATGGCTGGGCTATAAAATCGTAAGGCGATGGGTCGGATAGCTATCCATTGTGCTGAGAGCTACTCCCAGCTGACGGAGTGGCAAAAGGAGGAAATATGCCTTAGAATGGAGGAGGAAGGGCGGGACTTCGAGGCGCGCTATCAGGAAATGCTGGTCGTGCTGCTTATGGGTACGCCCACCAAGGCCAACCAAAGGCGGGTAAGGCAGCTGCTGGGAGAAGTGCCCCTTGCCGAGCTGCTGCCCTTGGGGAAGTTCCTGCTTACGGATAGGGACTTATACACCTTCCCCGACATATGGGACGGGCTTCGTACGCCTATGGTGCGGCTGAGTGATTGTACCATCCGACAGTTTTCGGTAGCGGACGCCCTTTTTTACAAATATAGCAAGGGAAGGGACGCGCTATATGCCAAGCAGCTGGTGGCAAGCCTGTACTGCTGGGGTGGGCGGGCGTTTGACCCCTTGCTGCTTCCCAAGATAGCGGAGGTTACCGATAGCATTTCCCCTGGGAAGCGTGCGGCGATCGTGTATGCTTACCGCTGCATAAGGGAGTATATCATAGGGCGTTACCCTGTTATCTTTCCCAAGGCGACCGAAGAAGACGAAAAGCCTATATTCCAAAAGCAGGGAGGGTATACGCCCTTTTCAAAAGTGATTGCCGCCATGGCCATGGACAGTGTGCAGCCCTTGGGGAATTGGCACGAGTGCAGTGGTACGCGGCTGTATGACTTTTTAGACGTATTGAGCGAATCCATACAAAGAAGTAAGAGCAGATGAGAGATGTATTTGTCACAGACGAATTCGAATTAGACCTGAGTGAAGTAAAAATCAGCTATCACCAAGAGAACCCCCGAATGAAGGACAGCTATTCGGTGAGTTATAGCTTTCCCTTTACCTTTTACTTAGACGGGAAGCTGAGGAAGGTGCTGGGGAATTACAGCTCCATGCATGGCATAGGCCTGAAGAAGCGCTACCATGGGAAACACCAAATGGAGGGGTGGGTACATAAGGGCGTGCTGGAGATCCTCTCGGTAGAGGGGGATAAGGTAGAGGCGCAGATAGAGACGGGAGAGGAAGCCTTTGCCGTATTTGACAAGAAGCTGCGAGACTTGCCGCTGAAGCGTGTGGAGGTGGATAACATCTATCAGCATGCATGGGAGGTGGAGTGTACGCGTAGTGTTCTTGGCTTGGATTATAGGTTTCCACGAATAGGCTTGAAGAAAGAAGGTGCAGGGTGGGAGCAGTACAGGGGGTTCTTGAATCACCGAATAAACGAGATGACTGATAACAATGAAGGGGCGGGGTATGATCGTATGATTACGCGTAATATCATACACCCCTTTGTTTCGCTTCGCTACCTAATAGAGCAAGGCTTTGCCGCGGCGGGGTATGATCATGTAAACGGATTGTACAGCAATAGTTATATCTCCAAAGTGTATGTATATTCAGGGATAGACTACTATGTGAGCACCCAGCAGCAGGAGAAGGTGATGCGTGCTCAGATCACGAATTTTGTACAGGAGCAGGAGATATATGGGGATAAATATGGGAAGTACTTCATGCAAGAGTCCTTGGAGACGGCGGGACACTGGCGCGTGGTGTGTAATACGACCTATATAAGCCCAAGAGAAAAGCCCCTTACCTATAAGCTTAAGCAGGATGGTGTGGTACTGATAGAAGGGGTAGTGAATCATTGGCAAGATGTTTCCTTCACCCAAGAGATAGAGGTGAGAGACCGCAGCGAAATACGCTTCGAGGTGGAAGGGATATGGGATCCACATTGGGAACTATACATCAATATCATAGGAGAGCGGGACAGCAATGGGAACCTGATAGAGAAGGTGATCAATCCGAATGTGGTGGACCTGAAACGAGCCGTGCCTGATATGACTTTTGGGGAATTACTGAAGGTGATAAAGAACTGGTTCAATTGTGATTTTCGGATAAGGAATGGAGCGGTAGAATTTGAATTGTTTGGGATATGGACAAGGAACTACATGCGAGACCTATCGCGGTACGAGGTGCTACATCCGCAAGTGAAGAAAGGGACAAAGGGGGCTTATGTGCTGACCTTTCCAGAGATGGACGATCCGAAGGATAAGATACCCGACACGTATATCTCGGAGGAGAGCGTGCGCACGGATACCACTCGTAGGCTGGGGGTGAATGAAGTGGCGATAAATGGTTATGCCCTCTCTCCGCGGTCGTATATGGGAGGAGAACACCTAATGCCACTGAAGGGAGATGGTACGAGCTTGGCGCTTGTAGGCTACCAAGAGAATGGTTACCCAGGGGAGCCAGGGCGGGCTGTATACCTGTCTGATCTGATGCCTCCGAAGCTTGGGAACGTGCTTAAGGATTGGTACCAAATGCGTATAGGGAGTGATGAGGTGAGCTGGAGCTTTATTGCGAAGAAGAACCTATTTAAAGACATAGATATACGCGATTGGGTATATGTGTATGGTCGTCGGGGACTTATTAAGAGCTGGACTAAGGAGAGCATAGACAGAGAATACTACAAGGTGAGTATAGAAGTGGTGCTGCTTAATGGGATTAGGGGTTAGTGGTTAGTTGTTAGTGGTTAGAAAAAGTCCTTTCCGAGGTGGAAAGGGCTTTTTATTTTTGCATTGGTCAGAAGACAGAGGACAGACGACAGAAGACAGAGGCTGACCACTAACCACTAACCACTGAAAACTGATAAAAGATATGAATAGAGAACGGGAGATAGGGCGCGTAGGGGCGCAGATGATTACCTCTGCCTTGCGTAGGGCTGCAAAAGGGGCAGGGCTGGAGGGGCTGTCCAATGAGGCACGAGGCAAGGAGCGTATGCGATTTAGCCAGCGTGTGGGAGGAGGCAAGCAGGCTTACTTGCGCGGGATAGCGATTGTTATGCAGCGTTATGGATTTATCCAACACTATGGGATAGAGGCAGGACGCGTGAGAAGAGGCGGGGAGCGCGTGAGAAGACGACCAAGGGAGACCTCTTACCGATTCAACGCACACCTATATAAGCGTGGTATGCAGGGGACGAAGTTTTTAGAGCAGGTGGTGGAACAGAGTGGCGCCGTGGCGTACCTGAGTGAAGCGATAGCCCAAGAGCGGGGGCAGGAAATTGCCCTTGGGGTGAAACAAATTTTGACGAGTGATTAGTTGTTAGTTGTTAGTGATTAGACAAAAGTTATGAGAAAGGATTGGGTAGAAGGGGTAGTATTTGAAATGACCTTGGATCCGTTTGAAATGACTCTTACAGGGGATACATCTGTACAGTGGGAGCATGAGGATGAGCCATTTGATTTTAAAGGAATAGCGGTGAATTATGGGGCTCCACATTCGATGCTTTTCTTTAGGGAAACAGAACAAGATGTCGGGCTGTTTCGGATAAAGCAAAAGCAGGAAGTTGTTCCAAGGAACTTTTTTAGGATTCATAAGATTGAAAAGGTAGATTTTAGCTTATCCGAGACCTATAAGCGTACAGGGGTTATCGCAGGTGTTCCGCTGGTGGTGGGTACACGAATAGAGCGAGAGGGAGGATTTTTTATTGATGGCAAATCTTATGCCTTCAAGATAGCGGTTACTGTGGTAGGGAATCCTAAAGGCTTCACGGTGTCGCCCTGGTCGTATTCCTTTGCATTGGTTAAGGAGAAGCAAGAGCGCGGGTCGGGGATTCTGGAGATCAGGAATCCGAACCGATTGCAGTTTGAGGTAAGGGCAAGTTCGGACAAGATAGAGGTAGGCACCATAGAGAATCAAGGCGGGGAAGTGGTTAAAGTGCCTATTAGTACGAAGTCCTCCGAGGAGCTGGGCGTAGGAGAATACAAGGAGCAATTGGTTATAAAGTCCTCTAAGGGGAGCGAACGCGTTGTCCCCGTATGGATATACGTAACCCAATATTTGGAAATGGTAGAAAGGGACGTCTATTTCTGCAAAGACAGAGACCTATTGACCGTATACTCCAAGGATAATGGGGATTATATGGAAATGCAGTTGAAGATACACTTTTCGGGCTATGGACAAGAGAAAGAGGTCATACAGACGTATGAGTATGTTTTTTTCAAACAACGCGTAAAAATAGATATAGGGGAAGAGGTGCAAGATTTCTTCGAAGGAATACCTAACCTACAATCATTAACACTTAATGAGACGCGGGATATAACCGTGTACCCCTTGTATAAGGTGGCATTGGTAGATGTGATGCTATTGGAGAAGAACCTACAAGGGAATGTTAGTGAGCGTTATGAGCTTAAGGGATTGCGGTATCTGCCGGGGAAGAAGCCTAAGGGGTATCCGTACTTGACGGAGAGCCTTCTGAGGAGTACCTATCCCGATAGTATGGTGTCGCTCAGCGCGCTGGTGAAAGACATCAAGGCACAACAGCTGGTGAAGATTGTATCGGATAGGGTAAGATTGACAGAGGTAAGAGAAGACTATGAAGTGGGAAACTTTTCGTTTTTGCGAAGCGTAGCTGATATTCGCTACTCTCCCACGAGTATTATCACCTATAAGGGGTTGAGCTTAGAGCCGAAGCCAAAGAGTAATGACAGGCCTATATTGGGTATATTTGAGAACCAAAATCAATGTCCTGATTGGTTTTCTTTTGCTGGAGAATGGGAGGGGCATGTAGAATATCAGCATCAGATAGGGGAGCACCTGCTCAGCCGAGAGCGCTATAAGGAGCGGGTAGAGGAAAAGCGTACCTTCAAGCTCAACACGGGGTGGATCTTTGCCGAGGAGATAGCCGTATTATGGGAGCTAGTTCGCAGTGAGCAGTGCTTCCTAAAGATACAGGGCGAGTGGGTGAAGGTGATTCCTATTTCGCAAAAGCCCCTATCATACGACAGTACGCGGAACCTGCACAGCTATGTAGTGGAGTTCCAAGAATCGGCCATTAGAGAATAAAGAAGAAGGATGGAGTTAGTAAAATTTGACAAAGAGGGGACTTATCCACGTATATCCGCCTCACATATAGACGAGAGCATTGAGCTTACCCCAGCCGAGCAGGAGATAAAGGCGCGGCTTAGGCATATCCACGCCCTTAGGATGACCAATAAGTATTCCAAGTATCAGGCCATACAGATACACATGCGAGAGATGAAGGTTAGCCAATCCACAGCTTACAGGGATTACAATTGGGCAATGCAGATCTTCGGAGAGCTGGACAAAGTAGATGTGCAGGCAGAGCGGATGATTTTGGCGGAGTGCTATTGGCAACTCTACCAAAAGGCACTCAAGAAGGGCGATCTGGAGCAGGAGCGTAAGGCGCTGGATTCGTATAAGTCGTTGTTCAACTTTGACAAGGAGGAGAAAGAGATTAACTTTGAGAAGATCACCGCTCACGAATACCATATCAAGATGAGCCGCAAGAGTATGCGTATGCTACGCGATGCCATAGGTACAGGCGTGGTGGACTTCAACGAACTGCCCGCTGAAGATATAGACTACATAGAGAGTGAAGAGTGAAAAGTGAAAAGTGAAGAATGCTAATAAAACCAGTTAAGGAGATATACCTGAACCCCATGCAGATGGCAGCGGTGGAAGCCAATAGGTATAGGCGAATAAAGAATATATGTATAGAGGCGGGGCGTGGTACGGGCAAGTCGACCATATTGGGTTGGTTTGTCAAGGAAGGTGTACGGCAAATGCCCAGAGCGACGGGGGTGCTGGTGGGGGCGACATTCGTGCAAATCAAAAGCCGTACCTTCCCCTCTACCAAGGAGGGGCTGGAGATGTTTGGTCTGTACGAGGAGGTGGATTATGTAGTGGGCAGAAGCGGGAAGAGCTTAGGGTATGAGATGCCTTTCCAAGCGCCCAACTCGTGGAGCAATGTGGTGCATTTCTCTAATGGGTTTATCCTTGTGTTGGTATCCTTAGACGATCCCAACTCAGGGCGCGGGCTTAACTCCTATATGGTCATAGGGGACGAGGCGGCGCTCTTGGAACACGATCGGCTATTCAACAACGTGCTGACCACGAACCGAGCTAAGAAAGTGGAGTTTGACCGCGCTTCGCTGCTGAACGCTACGATATTTACCTCCTCCGTGGCACTGACCAAGACAGGAGAGTGGTTCACCAATCGGGAGAAGCTGGCCCTGCAAAAGCCACAAGAACACTGCTTTATAAAAGCCAATGCCTTGGTCAATAGAGAGAACCTTAAGCCTAATTGGATACAGGAGATGTATGAGCAGCGGGTATCGGATATGCTCTTCAACGCAGAGATCATGAACATACGCCCGCGGAAGGTGGCCGACGGATTCTATCCGCAGCTCTTGGCCGATAAGCACTACTACAAGTACAAGTATGCCACGAACCTCTTAGATGATTTTACCCAAAGCTATACGCCAAGCTGTACTTATGATACTGACTTGATTAAGGGTATCCCTTTGGAAATATCATTGGACTTCGGTGGGCGTATCAACTGTGCTGTGGTAGCCCAAGAGAGCACCCTTACCCATACGCTGAGTATCATTAAGGATTTCTTTGTCAAGAACCCGCAGAAGCTCTCAGACCTTATAAAGAAGATCATAGACTATTACGAGCCACACAAAGCTACCTGCAATAAGGTGTATCTCTATCACGATCGATCAGGCTTTAAGAGTGAAGCCAATAGCAAGACGACTCTGGCGCAGGATGTGGAGGATATGCTCCGTACAGCAGGCTGGCAGGTGTATAACAAGACACCCAACACGAACAACCCAAGCCATATCCTCAAGTTTCGAC